CATTAGTTGTGTCTAGCTCGTTATCTTCAAGATTGTCTGCCATAGTTACACCTCACTACGCAAAGACTCAAGTTCCTGCTCGCTGTCAGCTAGTGCTTTAGCTGAATGATAGGCTTCTTGAACGATGAAGTGCATGTACTGAGTTAAATGCCCAATAGCATTAAGCTGATTAACAATGTAAGTTTGATTTTTCTCATCTTGCATCTGGTGTGCAGCTTTTAGATTAACCAAGCGTAAAGCGTAAGAACTTAAATATTTGTCTAAAAATACCTTTTTAAAATCAGGGTTACTTTTTAGTCTATCAAGTGCTAAACCAAGATCAATCTTTTCTCTAGCCTGCTCAATAGACATTTCTAATGCTTGGGATTCCTCATTCTGACTCATAAATCACCTTTTCGTGTGTCCTCTTCTAGTATAAACCAGAAGAGATAATTATTGACCATTATTGGTCATTCCCCTATTACTTGTGGCTTTGCAAGATAAGCATCAACTGCTTTTTCTTTAACATTATGCTCATGGTGTCTGTCAATTTTTTGCAAGTCTCGTTCTTGATGTACTCCTGATTCTTGCTCAAGATAGTTTAAATCTTGCACGTCAGCTTGGCTGCCTAGGTGTCTAGCCTTTGCCTTCTCAGTGCCAGATTTAACTAAGTTAAGCTGTGCCTGTGTGGTCTCTTTAACTCCTCTAGCACCTTCTAATTCAGCCGTTGCTGAGTGGTGCATAGTAAGAGATTGCTCTTTAGCAATTTGAGCTTTTAGCAGTTCAATCTCAAGTTGCATTTTCATCTCTAACATAGGATTAGGTTCAGGTTGGTATTGCTCAATTTTTTTAGCGAGATCAGGCATTTTTCTTAGTCTTGCAATATCAGAAAGGATCATATTAGTCATCCCTTGATCCATATTATTCCCAATAGTTTGTAACATATAAGCAAGTTCTTCCGCTTTTTGATTATCTTCTTCAGCAGTGCTAATACTAAGTTGAAGATCAAAATTGCCTGCTAAATCATCTCTTCTTACTTGAATAAACTCTTCATCTGTAATGCGTATTACTTCCTCTTCTGAAAGAAATACTGCGTTCATACTAATAAATTTACGGCCAATTTCAATAATGCCACTTGCTAACCTGCGCAAAATACCTAACTCACGCTTACTTGTAGCATCTAGGGCACTTCTTACAGCAGTAGCTGTGTTACCTAGTGCAGCACCAGAGATACCTCGGCTAAACGCTTTAATGCCCGTTAAACTTTCAGCTTCATTATTCTGTAAAGTCAGCATAGTCATAGCAGAAGCGGGTATCTCTGGGTAAACATGAGTAAACACACCCATTCTTGGATCAACACCAGCGTTAAATTCGTAGTCTTCACCACGATTAAACTTACGTTTATTAGCTGCATCTAAAAAATCTCTTCTAAATCCTGTTTGACTATTGGCTGACTTACCCAGTAGGTCAACCATTCCTCTTGTTACAGCTCCAATAATTTTTTGGTTATCTTCAAGTAATTCAGCGTCTGGTTCACCAAATACTGACTTGCGCACTGGCATATACACAGCGATAACAAATGGATGCTTCTTATCAGGAAACCTATTTTCTTCCAGTCTAATAAGTGTATCACCTACCCATGCTGCAACAATGGGTACCAATACCCCATTATTTTTAATGTCCCATAAACCCCAATACTCGTATACTACAAATTGCTTACGCGATTTATCTGCAAAGTTAAAACTAGAGTCTCCTGGATCAACATAATCAGCACTTGCTACAGGTGAGGCTGCTTCAATGTCTATTTTTGTTAAGTTAGTATATTTGCCATCTTTTTGTAAATTTGCCAGTGATGTTTTAAACGCTTCAGCGATAAAACTTGCCTTTTTAAAGTCACCATTACAAGAAGGATCAACTATTAGATTATTAGAATCAATAATTTCCCAGCATGGCTGGTTTTTTGATTCAATTTTTTTAGTCTGGATTTCTGTTCCTATTTGCTTAGGCAGCAATGCTTCACCAGTCTCTAAAAATAACTGTAACGCTTGGTCTAGCCCTGGAGTGCTACGGTCAGCATACGCTTCAGGGTCTTGCTGTTGCATTTGGATTAGTGTTGTGTAGTGCTGTGGTGCTTGTCCTGTCTCATCTGGTACAAACTCGTATGTAGGTACTTCTACTTCAATTTCACTTTCTTCTGTTTCCCAACCTACTTTAACTATTACACTACCCGTATCAACAGCGTCTCTAATATAAGCGTCAATAAATTTAATTTTATCTAATTTAGTGTTAATTTGATTATTAAGAACTAATTCATTTTGTTTTGCCCTATTCCTATCTCCTGCTGTTACAGGCCTTACATTAAACAAATCTGAGGTGCTTAAAAATGGCTCAGATAAAGATGAATATCGCCATTCATTTTGTTTACGAATTAACCTTGGTTGCACATTAGAGCTACCAGTAATTTTTGCTATCTTGGCTGACCCAGTAATATTACGAGCATCCAGCCACCTACTAACATTAGCAGTGTACTCATCAGTGGCAGACTTAGCATCTGTAATATTCTGTTTTAAATCTAAAATTGTGGGTTCGTTAACCCAATCGGTAAGTGCTTGTGTCTCTACTTGGGGGGTATCTGCCATTGCTATACCTGTGAATAGTTAAATTTTTACTATCAAATATTTTATACTGCTAATGCGTCAAGTTCTGCTTGCTGCTGGCCTAATAAAGTGCCAATAGCTTGTCTAAATAAGGCATCATTTTCTTTAATTTTAGCAGCTAGAGTAGCTACTGTAATATTACGGGCTGTAGCCATTGCTGACAACATAGGTGTGCTCACTGTGTTATCTGCGATATACTCGTCTGCTTCTTTGAGTTGGGTGAACCATGTTTCCCTTTCTGTTTGTGTGTATGGCTGTGCGACTTGTGCCATCAAGAGGGAGTAACGTTGGCGTATCTCGTGTTCATCGATAACCTGTTGTTCCTCGGCTGTGAGGGCAGGAAATTCATCTGGAAAATCTTCGTGTAAGCGCCCCCATAAAAGAGGAGAATAGTCTTCCCTTGGCATGTCATCAGCCTCCTATGGCTACGTAATTTAACGTTCCCACCGCTTCTGCCACTGAGGAACCTACGGTTAAAGTGGCAGAGGTGCAAGTCATGACATTATCAGTGTAGCGTTGGGAAAACACATTACTTGTAGAAAAGCGCCACGCAGTGCCATATGTTTTATACATACACATCTTGATGTAAAGTATGTCTGTTGAAGCAGAGCAGGAAACAGTAGAGCTTCCTGTGTATAGCATATCCCTTGACACCGGAGTCACCGCTAATGAGACAGTAGGCCCGTCATACCAACCATTTGTGTAATACTTTAACTTAAAGTACACTATACCGTCATACTCATAAGATGCTGATCCCGGTTGCACAGCGAACTGTGTACTCCAATCAAAATTCACAGTTACAGATCTTGTAGTTGGCCTTGAAGTTGCTGTGCTTGTACCTTCCCACCAGCCATAACTACCACCTGCGTCAACTAAATCGTCACGTACAGTGACTGTGTTAAATGCTGGTGCTGTTTGTGTGTAACCTCCTGTACCAAAAACTAAACGGCATACAGGAGTAAACTGGTATATATTTCCTCCTGTATGAGTTACACTTGCTGACAGTTGCAGGGATTGTTCTTGGTTGACTCCACTAGGCTTATAAGTGGTGATAGAATTGGGGGAGACCATAACTTTTGGGGGGACTCTCCAATACCCAATATTCGTTGTTGCGTTGTGAGCGCATGTCCCCGTGACTATTTTACTCAGCGATTTATAAGCATTAAACTGAGAATTGTAATAATCATAAAAAGTTATGTCGCCCCCATTGATAAGGCAATATCTATTTCCGGCAACATTGGCTGTTTGCCCGATACTAATACTGGAATCTGCGTGTATCTTCCCCCCATCAATAGTTGTTGTACTACCATTATATCCTAATGTAGCATTATCTATCGCTGCGTCAAATATGTGGAAAGTTAAGCCATCCACATAACAAGTTCCTTGGTAATAATTAGTGGCACTCCATGTCCCAAGTATATAAATCCGTACCCCACAAATTCTTCTGGCAGCACCTTTTAACCTGCAAGAAAAAGGAATTTTTTGCCAAGCGTTAAGTATACTGGTGTCAGGAGTAAAAATGAAACCTTCAGCTTCACTAGAGTTGTAATATAGTACTACGTATATAGCAGGTTTTCCTACTCCTATGGCAGAAGCTATATAAAAATCTATAGTCCCTGCTACAAAACTCCCAAGAGGCAAAGGAGCGGTGTTCCACATAACTGCTTTGTGCAGCCCAACAGCTTGAGTAGCCCCCCCTGGGCATACCATTTTAACTGAATTTGAACCGTATCTAACTATAGTGGTCTCCTTTGTGGGAGAAGCCCCGCTCCAGTTTGACCAACCATCAGGCAGTGCGCCTGTCCATTTTTCAAACGATGGGTTAAATCCTAGTGTTGTCGCTGCGTCATTGGCGTATATTTTATCAGTAGGAATATTTGACACACTACTCCAAACAGCAGATAACCCTGCTGACTCAATCATCCTGGCTAGTAGAATACTTTTTGTTTTGTATGCATTAGAAAATTTAGTCTTAAAAGTAGTGCTATCTGGTAATTGTGTAGAAATAGTAGGATTAGCCATATACTGAGGGCAATAACTTATAAGTGCGCTCATAGCTGCACTATAGTTATTTTTTTCAGTAATAATGCCATATTGAGTTGCTTTAGTTACTAAATTTGCTTGTTCAGCAACTAAAATATCATATTCTTGTAATAGAGCAGGTTTTTCACTAGGATCAATTATACTATCATCAGTAATATCATCAATTCTACCAAGAGCATCTGCAACATCAACTGCTGTCGCTGTAATCAGTATGCCTGATTTTTCAAGTATTTTTGTTAATAAATTATTTTTAGCAGCATATACATCAGTAAACTTACTATTAAAAGTAGTGCTATCTGGTAATTGAGCAGCAGTAGAAGGATCACTAATATATGGCAAACAATAACTTGTTAATGCTGTTATAGCTGTGTTATAAGCATTTCTTTCCGTTATAATACTATACTGATTTGCTCTATCTACTAATTGTGCTTGTTCTGCGATTAAAATATTATACTCTTGCAATAACGCAGACTTTTCACTGGGGTCAATTACAGTGTCACTGGTAATATCGTTAATTCTGCTCATAGCATAATCAGCGTTTGCAGCAGCAGCAGCGGCATTCTCAGAAAAAGCTACAAAAGTAGGATGAAAATTTTCAATAGGTACACCAGTAAGATCAGAAGTAGAAGTTAATTGCATCTGTATATTATAAAATTTAGCCGTACCCGTGTTATGGCTTAATTCATAGCCAGTTTTTAAGGCATCACTAAAGTTAGCAGATCGTAAATCACCTCCGACAATCATACTTGCATTAAGTGTTATTTCTCCAGAATCTGCATCAACAAGAAATATTTTTTTAGGTGTAACATTTGTACCAGACACAGAAGACACTACAAAGTTATTTGCATCAATACTAAACACAGACTTGTCTTCTTCGGGTATTAACTGCCAATACACACCAATTCCTGCTACAGGATTATTCTGGTTGTTAGATTCATGTGCTAAAATACACTTATATGCGCTGTCTATATACCAGCATGTGTCACCAATAGCGTAATTGTGTGCTTCTAAAATCCAATTTTGGTGTACTAACATTTTAAACCCGGAGATCATCTTATTCCCCTGGTTGTCTTCTGTAACAGTAATACCAAAATAATTAGCCATCATAGAACGGATAGCTGTCATTTCACTAGCTGTGCTATCAAGGGATTCAACGTGTAAAGCTAATAAATCGTTAGCTGCTGTTAGTGTCTGCGTGGCAGTATATAACTCATTAGTTTGAGTGTTAACAGTCATCAGGCCTAACTCTATAGAATCAGCTAACAGTGTAATATGTGCGTCATGCTCTATTGTTAAATTTTTAATATCGTTAAAACCAGTATTAGCTTGACCTTCAATATTGTTTACATGTGCGTAGATACTATCTGCACTAACAATAAATTCGCCGTATTTACTATCGATCATCCCTGCCATATCAGTAATTTGCTGAGATTGCATGGCAATCTGTTCAGCAGCTATAGCAATATGGCTACTAGCATAGTCAATAAATCCACCAGGATCATTTAAGTCTTTTAAGGATGTAACAGCTAGGTTAATTTTAGTTGCCTGCTGTGATATTTCGCTCATTAAAGCTGTTATATTATGATCGTGAACACTGACATCAAGAGCAATCTGGTCAATAGAAGCACCTGTTTGTGACAGGTAAGTCTTAACATTATGATAATCTGACCCATCTGAACCAAATAAAGAATCAAACAGATTCACGTAAGCCTGCAAAGTATCGTGAGTTAAATTGATCCTGTTTAAAAATGTTTCTTCGATTTCTAACTCAGTTACTAAACCACGCATTAAGTGTACAATTTCTTTAACATCAGCAGTTTGCCCAGGTAGCCATACTGGCCCACGTCCTCCTGTTAAAGCAACGTTAATAGTTGGGTTTCCCCCACCTTTGACTGTTACGACAGGGTTTGAGTTCAAAACTTTGACAGTTGTACCCTGTTCAGCAATGTTAATCTGAGTAGGAGTATTGTCCTTTGCGTTAATATAAATAGGACGCTCAACAACTGTAACTTTGACAGGTAAACTACTCATACAGTAACTTCTCCTGTTACATTTACAGTACCGTATAAAAATTTATCAACAATAGGCACAGCCTCTGGAGTGCCACTATCAATAACAAGTTCTAATTCGTACACTCCACTATTCCATTTTAATGCTGCTGTTTCTGCTGCGGATAGCTCAATAGTTAGCGATTCCACATAGGGAGCTTCTAACCCAACTTGTTCAAAACGAAGCCTACCATTAGCCGTAGTCAGTTCTAACAGCGGAGTTCTTACAGTATGCCCTGGTTTACTTATATCCCAGCTAGGACGTATTTGCATACGTGCAGATGTGTATGTTTGTAAAAAAGCTATTGGGCCATTATCATCTGAGGCAGTTAAGGAAATACCAAATGTACTACCACGATAGATTTTTATGTCATATTTACCAGGTTGCATTATACAAATCCTCTTGTGTCAAAAATCAATCTAGTTGTGTTGTCATCTGTCATGATACCAAGAGTTTCTAACTTTTTACATGCTAGTTCATACTGGTACATAAATGTATTAACAGGCTGTGTGCTACCTTCAGCAGGAGAGGTATTCATTCCTCTAACAATTCTACCTGCTATAAATAAAAGAAGAGGATCAAGTATGTAATTTGGAATAAATAAGTCTATATTTTTTGCGTTAAAGCTGTTTTCAACAACAATTTTAGGATGGTCAGCTTGATAGTGCACTGTTACTATCTCGGGTACACTAATATTAGAGAAAATTAAAGTGTCAAATAGAGGAATACTAACCCAATTATTTTTAGTAGAGTCATTTATAGGTAATTCTGTGCCATCTGGTGTCTTAATACTAAGAACTTTTAACAAATCATCTGTAAATGGCTCTTCTACAGTGTGTTCAATGTAAGTAGTGTCATCTACATATTCTGTAACAGCAGCATATGTAGAACGCAAGTAATATGTGTTAACTCCTGTAACTTGATGCAGCTTTAAATCACGTTGTTTTAAGTTAAACCGTTTGTGTAGTTCAGTTAAACCAAGATTTATATGTGATACTATCTTAGGGTGATCAGCTTCAACTATTGTTCCTAGTGTAGAGTTACCTACAGCAAGTCTGCTTAACTCACCATAAGCAAGCATATCGAATAAATCTTGTAATGTTAGCATAATAAAGCCTCTTTAGAGTGTATTCTAAACTTTTATACAATATAAGATTGTATACGTCCAGTATTTTGTTCGTCGTCTTCTATTTCCCAAATATTTGAATCTTTCTTTGTTACAATAGGTACTTCTTCACTTGGTCGCCACACTACTAAACAGCCCAACATAGATATTGTATCTATGCAGTCGTCATGTTTACTCTTAAAACCTGCTGGACTTGCTAGTGCTAGTTCATTTTCGTATTCTTGTATGATAGATGTTTGTCTTTTTTCAGTAGGGAAAAAGATATTATGTGCTTTAAAATGTGGAACCATGACATTAAACCTAACCATCTTGTTCGTATTGGGTCTAATCCCAGGTTGCCCATGATTGCTGTCACTGGCTAGAGTAAAGAATATATTTTTATCCATCATTTGACTCTGAATCCATGGAATAAACCCGCCTTGCTGACCGCTAACTTCAATTCCTACAGCCTGCGGTTTCCATTTTTGAGCCAGTCTAAATAGTTCATCCATATTCTTACCCATATTCTGCTTTGCACATACCCCGTCAACCCAAAACCATTGCCCTAGATGATTTAAAGCCCATACAGCAATTACAGAATAGTCACTAGCTTCTTTGTCGCTTGTTGCAAAGTCAGTAGTAATATAAAAATTGAAAGCACCCTTTCTCTTTAAGAGTGACTCGTAGCTATACCAGCCTATCTCATTGTCGAAGACTAGCCTATCTTCATCTGACATAATTCTCAACATTAACTCCTGGTTAAAGTTAGCAGGTAACCCTAGAGCTTGCGCTTCATTGTACTCATCTAAAACATATTCATATGTAAATCTATCTTCCCAACTGCCTTTAAAATTATTCTTATCAACAGGAAAATGTTCACAAATAGGAAATACACTTACCCCCCAAGCTCCTGATTCGACTGCTTTATACAATGGGTCACGAGCATTAAATGGAGTGCCCAGCCAAATCATTTTTTGCTTAGTAGGACTGAGTGCTTTTGACACAGCTTTATAGACAGTATTTTCTATTGTCTTGATAATTGTTTGGGATTCAGCATCAGTATCACTAATCAAGTCATCAAGAATAGCCACTGTTGGGCGTTGCCCAAGTTCTTTTGCACCACGTACCCCTGTATTATGTGTTCTAATAAAATCATTTACTATAAATTCCTGTAAATCTCCAGAAACAGCTATACACTGGCTAGGCTCGTCAGGGATTCTTTCGATGCTAGTGATTGCCACTAATGGTTTAAACCCAGCAGAAGTGAATCTACAGGCTTTTTCCGCTAGTCTAAACGGATTTATAGAAATCCATATTTCAATTTTATATGTTTTCTTTAATTTTCTCTTTTTTGCGGTACCTCCAAGACTACGCACTAAAAATGACACATCATCAACTAGTTTTTCTGAATTGCTGCAGAAATATATTTTTCTATTTTTCCATATTGAACCAGAAGAATCCATTAAACCCCGTAGTAACTGCACTCTTTGTGCTGCTGACCCTATTAAGTAATTTTTAGGAGTGAATCTGTTACCAGTATGGTTTGTTAAGGTTAAGCTTTTATTGGTTTTACCTGCTAAACCAACACCTAATAATAATCCTAACGTGTAAGGGTCAGTTGTATACACTTGATCTGGAAAATGCACTACGTTAGTGTTTTCTATAAAGAAAAGATTTCCATGTGAAGTATTGGTACATTTATCTTTCCATTCCCTATTTTTAATACGCTGTAGTTTTAGTAAGTTTTTTGTGGTTAAGACTGCCTTAGCATAGCTGACTTTACTATTTTGGTTTAGCCTTAAAATTACACTATTTAGATGGTCTTCACATACTTTTACATAACGTCCATCTTCTAGTGAAATTTTATACATTGGACGGTTAAATATTTCACTTTTACCAATTACTGTAACATAGTTAGGGGAGTCTTTACTAGCAGAGTTGCCTGGATTAACCACACAGTCACCTATCTGTACTTCAGTAATTAGTTTTTGTGTACCATCTGCCATTAGCGTTAAAGTGTCTAAACTAAGTGCTTTTGCTCCATACCCTTTAACAACGAGATTGTGCCCTTTATTATTTTTAAATTCTAAACGAATATCTGTAAATTTTCTACCATTGCCGCTTTGTTCATCATATTTAGCTGTGTTAACAAAACCACTACCATCAGTTCCCATGCTAATTCTTTGATTGGGAATCATTTTTTGTAAGAATTCACTTTCATTATAGCGAAATTCTACATTACGCCTAAGGTTTTTAACTCCATTTTCAATACTGTCTGTGACATATAAAATAAGGTTAGTTTTGCCAAAACCAGGCAAATAACCAAATGCTGCAATAAAAAGAACCAGGTATTCTCCGAATAAAGTTGTTTTACCCACACCACGATGGCAAAGGATAGCACATCGTTTGTTAAGGTTAAACACATTATCCATCATTACCAAGTGTACTAGTGGAGTTTCATTCTCTTCTGCACCTCCATTTACTTCTTTAATAAAGTTTACGAATAGCAGAGCTTCAGCAGTAGGCATGTAACCAGCAAAGGTATAGTCTACGGTGTTAAGCCACTCTTCCACAGTTTTCTTCTCGTACTTAGTTTTCACTGGATAGCCTGTTCTTCAGTTGATTTTATAGTGGCATTAGTAATCATTTTTAAGTCACCTCCAGCACTAATCAGCTCTTGCTGCTTTTCTACCATTAAGCGCATAGCTTTTTCATAGTCTTCAATGATCTCACCTCTATTTATTCCAATGTCTAATTCTATTTTTTGAGTTTCTGGTCGCTTCAACGCGGCTAAGATATTGTTAGCAGATTCACATCTTACTTTCTCACTGTTAGCGTTAAGCATTAAATCGCTTAAAACATTCAATGCTTGTTGGTACATCGGTGCATTTAATATGTGTGATGGAATTATGGTTTGCTCCATAATTGCCATTACTAATTTACTTTTGTGGTATGCAGTGCAGTAACTTGCAATATCTTTACTATTAACACCATCAGCCAAGAACTGAGCATACTTATCAGGGAATGTTTTTGTGTAGGCTTCAATATTAGTTGACCCCATTAGTTTAAAACTTACATATTTAACTGCACTGATATAGTTGGACATTTTATACTTTCCTGTGTTGAGCACAGTAGCATAATCCAACAGATTATCTTTAAACGCAGCAAGTATTTCAGGATGCCCTAAGGTATTGTTAATTTGATCCAGCAGATTCTGGTTAACATTCTTACGCATAACTGCAGGAAGAGCTTGTTGGAATACCTCCATCGTCAGTGGTTCATCCATGTGTAGATACCTCTTTGTTTTGCTGTACTACTTGTTGACTACACTGTTCAGCTAGTTTTAAATACCTTAGTGCAGTTTGATGACGACTTTCTCCGTTAAACTTTTGTGAAACTGTCATTAACAGTTCATTATATTTAAATTCTAATTCTTGCTCCCTTTTAGTCTTAGCTTTTGTAATATTACTTAATTCTATAAATAGTTTGTCTATAGTTGGTGTTGATAACTCAACAGTTTTAAGTTTATTACACATAATACCTCCATCTAATGTAAAAGTTACACTTAATAGCATAAGCCACTATAGCTTTGCTTATTAGTGTGTAAGTAAGCATATTATAACACTTATTCATACTAAGTAGAATATAATTTCAACTTCCACCAAGAACTGGCGCACTACGCTTCGCTTCGTGCTTGCTCTCGTGGAAGTTGAAATTATATTCTTTTATCTCTATTAAGTACCACAGTGTGGTATAATTTAATCATTTGATTAAATATCAAAACCTATACTCTAAGTTTTTTTAGAAATTATGCCCTGGAAATCTTTGAACCATAGAAATAAACCAATCACCCGGAGTCATATCTGTGACTGTGTTAGCAATAATTTTATCTTGTGAGTAAATGATTAAGTAATACATTGTAATTCCTCCTTTAAGTGGTTTCTACGTAGTTGTGAGGTTAGATGCCAATAGTTACACTTCGGGCACTTATAAATTCTATATTTTTTATTTAATTTACTACTGATAAATATTTTAAATACTTTTGCTTGTTGTTTAGTTTTAAAGTATCTTTTTTCTTCACATTCCACAGTGTTACTCCTTTATGACAGTGAATTCCACTTAGCTTGTACCTTATCGTAAACTTCTGCATTAGGAATGAATGCTTTAGGGTTAATCATGTAATGCTGCTTTGAAACTCTTTTAATTAAACCAAGTAAATTTAACTCTTTATATGCAATAGTTATCTTTTTTGCTTCAAGGTGGTCTTTAGCTTCGAATACACAAATATTAGTGTCTAAGTCTCTTACTTTAAGCAATCCCCACCAGAACCATGTTGATTGCTTAGATAAATCTTGTAATAGGCTGTATAAATTACAAAATCCTTTTATTTTTGTTGAATATGACATTTCTCCTCCTATTTTTTGAAACGATGGAGTTTTATATTGATTTTTAGTTTTAGTTATGGTAACTCTATCACCGTTCCTCACCTCTGCTAAAAGTTTTAACCCCTCATCGTTCATCTGTTATATCTCCTTGTTAAATCCAGTATACAAACTCCCCAAAAAATGGGCAATATCTTTTTTATAATCCCCAAAAAAAGGGGATTTATAATGAGCTAAGTATTTAATATTATTATACTAAAATTGCTAGATATCTATATAAGGAACAAAGGAGAGTAATTTCAGATAGAGGATTGGAGGAAGGTACTTATTTTTATTTTTTATTTTTATACGCTAAATTTTTTTTATTTTACGTGTAAATTTTATTTTTATTTTACGTGTAAATTCAGTACTATATAGTCGCCATTACAAATCTTGAGTATCCCCCCTACCTCTTACAAAAACAGCCTCACGTTTTTACAAGCAAGAAACTACAACAACACAAGCTATCGCTTAACGGTGAATGGCAATCCTGCTATTTATAATGTCTACCTAGGAGACACGCACATGGACACGACTCAATCTCAATCAGTTCTGGCTCAAATCAGACAGGCTTGTAACGCTTGCCTACAGGCTGTAATCACCACAGCTAATACCACAAATGTCATTGCCGGTGTCGGTCATGACGTGGCAAGTATTGGAAAACAAATCAGTGAGACTGGTTTGGTACGTGCCAATTTTATCAATAAAATCCAACAGTTAGAATTAGAAAAAGAATTCTCTGCGATGCTCAATCAGTAGTCAAAACCGATATATGACCTGTATCTTAATTGATACAGGTCATCTAATTTTCACCAACTACCACAACACATATCTGCTACGACACAACTTGTTAGATAGTCTGTCTTCGAAAGGTAGTTCTTCTTCCGTCCACTTCTTTCCACTTTTTAATTATTCATGGTTCGTACGCTATCGCGTAACAGTGAAGTGCTGCATTGGGTAGCACTATAACCATATCCTAGGAGGTAGTTCTATGGCAACAAGACCTGGTTTTACAAAGAATGAGAATACACCTGTCAAAGAGTCCAAAGTTAGGGCATATGTAAATTGGGTTGCTCTTAACAGGGCAGGGGAGAAGTCACCTCTTAAATCAGAAAGAGGATTTGTCATTTTCAATCCAGATGCCAAATATCCTAATGCTGCAGAGGACAAGTTAGTGAAGTTTGCTACACAGAATGGTGGCTCTGTTACTCTTATGATGGAAGTGAGAGTAACGTTAGCAGCAGCGAGAGTCAATACAGATGAGCTTGATTTGGCTGATTTCGCTTATTAACAAATAGGTTACCTCTTAATTGGGGTAACCTATCTTTTCATTACCAAAGGAGATAGCCATGCAAGAAAATGATGATGTAGTAATAGCTGACATTATTAAACAATTAGACCAAGAATTAAATGGTTGGATTATATCTTATGAGGGGTAACCATATGAAAATATGCACTAAAGAACAGTTTAAGCTGCTACTAGTAACTGTTGTAATAATAACAGCTTATACAATAGTAGGAATCATAGAACATATGTAATCATACAAGAGCCTGCATACATTGTAGGCTCATTACTTTAGTGGGAGGATAGTCATGACTAAGAAACATGCTATTACCATACTGATGCTTAGTAAGTGTTATTGGAACAACACTATTAAGCAACGTAACAGTTTAGTTAAATACTTTATTAAACTATTCACCAATAAGGAGATACACTATGTTAACCCCTGAGGAGTTATGGCTAACCAATTATATTCAACATAACTGGTTAGCCGAGATAGACATAGCCAGGCATGATTTACAAGAATATGTAAACGGTTCATATTGGGAAAGTAAGAACAACCGTATAGCTCAATGGAATCCTGATTATGACGAGCTATGTGATTTAGTCACAATAGTATTTACTATCACCTTATTAAATGCAACTCTGTCATATCAAGCTATTACTGGGATGGTAGCTAGCAGGATACCTAATGTAAATAAATTAGACGCAGCTAGAATTGCAGCAGAAGTAATAGCTGTAATAAGTTATTCTGGTTTAATTAAAATAGAACGCAGAGGGTATGGTAAGAGTATTCTGGTTTATACAGAGTACAGTATAACTACTTCTATACCAGTTGTAGATTTACATAGTCCTGAAGACACACCAATTACAGTAAAGAGTAATACAGGGTGTTTCTTAGGTGCTAGTGAAAATTATCACACTTCTACTATCTGTTTAGACCACTTAAACAGGATGAATAATATTATGCTGTCATTAGATAGTGAATTTCTTAGAAGGCATAAAGAATGCCCAACCTTTATAATGGACACACCAGATAAAGAGCAGCAATGGCATAAATTCTACACAGATAGCTATCAAATGTATGACAAAGTTATTAGGAATGGCAATAAATTCTATCTAAACCATAAGTATGACGCAAGAGGCAGAACTTATTGCGGTGGGTATTACATTAACTATCAAGGAGCCAGTTTTAAGAAAGCTATCATTCAACTGGCTAATAAGGAGAAACTTAATAAGTGTTAATATAAGGAGTAATTTATGAGAGAATACAGCCCATTAGACTATATTAAGATAGACATTGCTAATCATTTTGGAAAAGATAAAGAGCAATTTGAAGATAGAATAGAATGGGTTAATGAGAATAGCCCTATTCTTGAATTATATGCTGAACAAGCAGCAGACCCATACAGATATGTAGCAGCAGTAGCTGCTTATAGAGATGCCCAAAAAGATATACCAATCGGATATTTAGTAGGTATGGATGCATGTTCTAGTGGCCCACAAATCCTTGCTGTTCTAAGTGGCTGTAAGATTACTGCTGAGAGCACTGGATTGATTGGGGATAGACGAGTAGATTTATACTCAAAATGCACAGATGTAATGAACAGTTATCTCACTGCAGATGTAAGCATACCCAGAGACACCGTAAAATCAACTCTAATGCCTTGTTTCTATGGAAGTAGGGCTAAACCCATTGAAATATTTGGAGAGCACACAGAAGAGTTGGCAGCGTTTTACGCAGCAAGGGAGGTTGTTGCTCCCGGAGCGTGTAGTTTAATCTCTATATTTACAGATGCGTGGCGAGCAGATGCTTTATTTCATAAATGGATACTGCCAGATGGGCATACTGCCTATATTCCTGTAATGCAGATGTGTGAAAGTAAGATTGAAGTAGCAGAGTTGGGCAAAGCAGCATTTGCATATCGATTTAACGCAAATATAGGCTCTAAGAGAGGCATTAGCCTAGCTGCCAATATAACACACTCAGTAGATGGATTTATCGTTAGAGAGCTTTGTAGAAGGTGTAACTACAATAGGAGTAATCTTGAACGTGTGTTGGAGCTGTTACAGTCGAGGAAATCTGCTGAATATAGCGCACACAGATTAAGCCAGTTGTATGAGAATACTCAAATAATGTCTCTTATAGGTATCGAGTATATTGATGAGGATACTTTAAATAGCTTTTCTAATATTTATTTAGAAGACTTGAAGACACTTATCGAAGATACACTAAATAGACCTTCATTCGAAGTGCTAACTATTCATGATGAGTTTAAATGCCATCCAAATTACATGAATTATGTGCGGAAAACATATATTGAAATTATGGCTGAGTTGGCAGAATCAGAACTTTTAACAAGTATTCTAACATCTATCTATCAAACATATACTAAGTTTGTAAAATACTCAGATGATCTGGGAGAACTAATTAGAAGTTCTGAATATCCACTAAGCTAATTAGTAAAAAACAAGACAAAGCCACTTTAGCAACCTTCGGTTGTTGGGGTGGTTTTTGTTTTTTTGTACCACAATGTAAACATAAAGATAAAAATACAAAAAGTTGAAACCGATATACTAAAAAATCAAAAATAGCCATTTTTTACTATATAACACCGATACTCTAAGGGCTAATTTTGGCTAATTTAGTATATAGTCAAAAAGAGGATTTTAATTAAAAAAGACTCATATATGTAAACTTTGAGACATTAAAGAGAACTTTATTTACTTTAACAGATAAAGTTTAAGCCATTAACTTTAATAATAAAGGACACCAGTTATGCAAATTAAACCAAAAGAAGCAGCTAGTTTTATCGTTGATTGTATTAAAGCAAAGTTAGTGTGTATGCTGCATGGTTCTCCTGGTATTGGTAAATCAGACATTGTACGGCAAATTGCAGATGCGTTTGGATTGCACATGATTGATGTACGATTAAGCCAGTGTGATCCAGTAGATCTTAATGGCTTCCCCAGTATTAAAAATGGTACTGCTACATATGTGCCTATGAATGTATTTCCATTAGAAGATACAGTAATTCCTAAAGATAAGTGTGGGTTTCTGCTATTTCTTGATGAGTTTAATTCAGCTAGTCTGGCAACTCAAGCAGCAAGTTACAAAATTATTTTAGATAGAATGGTAGGGCAACATAAGCTACACCCTAATACAGCTATTGTATGTGCAGGAAATATGGCAGGGAATAATGCTATTGTTAACAGACTTAGCACTGCTATGCAATCCAGGCTGGTTCATTTTGAGTTAACAACTGACATAGAACAGTGGCTTGAATGGGCAACTAGAAATAATATTGATTATCGTGTTACTGGATATTTAAATAGCAGACCAGATAATTTGTTAAAATTTGACGCAAATCATAATGATAAAACATTTGCATGCCCTAGAACATGGCAATTTGTGTCAAAGTTAATTAAAGACAGCCCAGGCGTATTGGGTAGCAAGTTACCTCTATTGGCTGGTGCTATTAGTGAAGGTATTGCTAGAGAATTTATTGCGTATACTAATACTTATGAAAAATTACCTACTATTGACCAGATTATACAAAATCCAAAAACTACTAAAATAGACACTGAGCCATGTCTGCTTTATGCCATATCTTACATGGTATCAGCGCATGCTAAGGTGAGTAATCTGGATCAACTGTTTAAATTCATCAATCGGCTACCAATCGAATTTGCAACAATTACCTGCCAAAATATGCTGTTTAGAGATGCAGCGTTAATTAAAGAACAACCATTTAAACAATGGATTGATATTAAAGGTGATTTACTATTTTAAAGGAGTGCCATGATGGTAGCATTAAAGAAAAGAGTTGAATTTACTAATTTTAGCCATGTTAAACCAATGGAACCAATGAACACTACTGAATTTTGGCAATGGATAGATAACTATTCAAGTCAATCTAGCGACTTTATCAGTACACTTAAAGCGTATCTTAAGAATAATGGATTTAGCATTAAAAAGCATATCTTGCCAAAAGAACAATTAGAAAAGCATAAACATATCCATTCATATTATTGGTGGAAACAGTTTGATAATAAACAATAGAGGAAATCCACATGAGCCATGCACAAGCGCTGGATAAAGCAAAAATTGGGTTGATGATGTTGCCTAATACATTGTTTTACACTACGATATTATTTTCTTTATCTCAAGTCTGGGATAAACAAATTGCAACAGCAGCAGTTGATGGTGTGTCCCTGTTTATAAATCCTGACTGGTTTGTAAGTTTATCACCAAGAGCAAGAATAGGGTTACTCGCACATGAACTATTGCACGTAGCTTTAAACCATATGACTCGTAGAAATACCCGAGATGCTCGCTTATGGAACTGTGCTGGTGACTATGTAATTAACTTAACTCTATGCCAAAACGGATATGAATTACCAGAAGATGGGTTAGTAGATAGACAGTTTGAAGACATGAGCACAGAGCAAGTATATGAAATTCTTAAGCAAGATACTCAAGATGCAATGAGTATCCCAGGTATTGGCGAAGATATTATTTATCCTGGTTCAGATATTGAGACAAAGGAAATAGAAGCAAAAATTACAGACGCTGTATTACGAGGTGTTACACAAGCTAGAACAAACGCTAAAGAAGCTGGAGCTATTCCAGGTGAGATTTTAATCCAATTAGATAAATTTATTAACCCTAAGCTAAAATGGGATGTAATTTTAGCTAATTATATGTCTAATTTTAGTAAGGATGACTTCTCATGGCAAAAGCCAAATCGTAGATTTCTGCCTGATTACTATTTACCCTCTGTATATAGTGAGAGTATTTGTGATCTAGCCATAGCTGTTGATGTAAGCGGTTCAGTAACAGATGCTGAGTTTAGCCATTTTATCGCAGAAATAGCAAATATTCAAACTGTCCTTCACCCGGAAAAAATAACTTTAATTAGCTTTAACATTAAAATAGTTGAAATTAAAGAGATCACTAATGATCCTGATTTACTAAATTTGCTTACTTTTACAGGTAGAGGCGGTACTAATATTAAAGAACTAATGAACTGGGTACACACAAATAAACCAACAGTAACTTTAATTTTTACTGACGGTGAATTCTTAATGGTAGATAACCCGGGGACACCTATTGTATGGCTAGTACATAATAATTCTAACTTTAAAGCTCCTTATGGTGAGGTCATAACTTATGAAATCTACTAAAGAAAATATTGATCCTCGTATTGATGATGTACGTAACTATTGTGTTCTTAATCTTGGATATAATATGGTAATTTTACTGCCTCATGCTGATGGTGTTGCACTTATGGCCGCATTAGCAAAAGCAGAAAAACTTGATTGCTCTCTCTATGACATTGGTCAAGGTAACTTAAAATTTGATAAAATAGGTGCATTAAACATAGAGTCATACGTTGTAACCCGGAAACAATACGTAGAGGCTAAAATGGCAAGTTTGCTTAATGTAACTACGGAGAAACAAAGTGACAGCTAAATTAACTGAAGATCAGGAACAGGCAGTAGATGTATTCTCTAAATTCTTGGAGTCTTCAGATAAATACATGGTTATTCAAGGTGCAGCAGGATCAGGTAAATCTACCTTAGTTAAGCATCTTGTTAGACTTGTTAAGAATAGATATAAAATGTATTCTTTGCTGCTTAAAAAAAATAAAGCTGAGAATGAATTTGACTTTGCGTATACTGCTACAACTAATAAAGCTGCTGCTGTGCTAAGTAATTTTATGCAACAACCTGTTAGTACAATTCACTCATTATTAAAATTAGTTGTAGTAAATGATTATAGCACTGGCTCAACAAAACTTAAGCCAAGAAAAGACTACTGCTTAATTTATAACACACTAATTATTATAGATGAAGCCAGCTTTATTAGTGATGAGTTATTTAAAATAATTGATGATACTACTATTGATTGCAAAATATTACTTATTGGAGATCAATATCAATTAGCTCCAGTTAAACAAAAAAAATCTATTATGGAGACTCTTAATTGTGCTAAAGTTTATTTAAATGAAATTATACGTAATAGTGGACTTATTATGCAAACTGGGGCTATGTTTAGAGAAACAGTTAAAACTGGAATATTTAATTTAATTAAACCAGATAATAAATCTATATTACACGTAAATGGTAGCGAGTTTAAAGAACTTGTAATACAAGCGTATACAGATACAGGTTATTCTGTTAATACTGCGAAAATACTCGCATGGACTAACAATAAAGTATTAGCGTATAACCAATTTATACGTAGTATACTGAATTATACTCCTGAATTTAATCAAGGCGAACTTGTACACACGAATAATTCAATTTTAGATAAAAATTATTTTGTAAGTGCTGATTCTTGCGTAAAAATAACTGGTATAAGCCAAGATATGCTACTTTATAATGTTACTGGTAAAAATGTAACGATTAATAACAGAATAACAAGATTTTTACCCAATAATCAAATTGACGCTTATACAGCGCAGAAAATAGCAGCTAAAGAGAAAAATTGGACAAAATATTTTGATATAAAAGATAACTGGCTTGATCTTAGACCAGTATACGCAAGTACAGTTCATAAAAGCCAAGGAAGTACATATCACACTGTATTTATTGATTTAAGCGATATAAGCAAGTGTAACATCTCAACAGATGTAGCTAGAATGCTTTATGTAGCGATTAGTAGAGCTAGCCATAAAGTAGTTCTATATGGTAATTTACCTCAAAAATACGCAGGATAGTATTATGAATGTAAAAGCAAGACAAACCAGATCAGCCTATATTTACATGCTCCATGATTGGTTAATGCTTTATTTGGATAAAAATTATGTAAATAGCAATCGGCTAGAAATACATAAATTATGCTTTAAAAATCAAGCATTATTGAAAGCAAATACAAATACTTTTATATTTGAAGGTAAGTGGTATTCAGGAGGTGATAAAATTAAAGGTGGGGCAAATCGTATATTGCATATTTCGTTAAAACAGCAAATGTATAATTTATGCCATGAAAATAATTTTGAACATATAGCTAGTGTAAACCAGCTTAGTAACTACATATCGATTGTTTTGCTTAATGCTAGGCATATTAACGATTTATCTAAATTACTGCCTAGCACATTACAGTTGCCAACTAATATTTCTAATACGAGTATATTTAATATTGGTAATGAAATGACAGAAGAAGAAATTGCTGCTTTTAAAGAAAAATATAAAAAAGTAATTCATAAGCTTAACGTAAAATTACTCACCGATTTATTATTAGTATCACAAAAGGAGTAATGCGTATGTTATCTTGTTATTTTGGTTTACAAGAGCAAGCTGCAATAGCTCGTGTGGCAATACTTATAAAAACAGCTAGTTTTAAAAATAAGCAAATCCAAAATAACTATGTGATGGGTAATCCTAACAATTATGCTGCGTTTAGCTTAGACTACCCATCATCTGGTAACTGCTCAGTAGCACACCAAAAAGGCTATTTAGCAGAGCTTTTACCCGTTATCACAGGTATGGATATTCACACGGTATTAGTAGCTGATTCGGCTTATTTTAAGACTTTAGCAGGCAAAACTAAGGCAGACCTTTATTACGGGCATGTTTTAAAATGTGCTATCAAAGGTTACGAACATATTAACGTTATTCTAGCTCCTAATTACCAAGCCATTCTTTATAATCCTGCTTTACAGCTTAAGTTAGACTTAGCTAACCAGACAGTTATTAACTTCTTGGCAGGTACATATGCTAGCCCAGGTAAGTTAACTTTAAAAAATCCTCAGTACCCTCAGACTATCGAAGATATAACTTTAGCTTTAGCTCGACTTCACCAGTACAAATCAATTACTTGTGACATAGAGACACGAGGATTGAAATTCTACAACTGTGGAATTAGCACTATAGCTTTTGCGTGGAATCAGTGTGAAGGACTAGCCTTTGCTATAGATAGGCATAAAGATAGTGAGCAAATTAGGCTAGTATTGCGAGCATTTTTTACTCGTTATAAAGGTAAAATTATTTATCATAATGCAACATTTGATATTAAGGTATTGGTTTATCAATTATGGATGCAGCATTTAGCTGACTATATAGGTATGCAAAAAGGTATAGAAATTTTGCACAGTAATTGTGAAGACACTAAAATTATTACTTATTTAGCCACAAATAACACTGTGGAGAATGTTTTAAAACTTAAGGTATTATCACGTGAATTTGCCGGTAATTACGCTTTAGAAGACATTACTGACACTGAAAAAGTACCTTTGCCTAAACTGCTTGAATACAACTTAACAGACGCATGCTGCACATGGTATGTAGCTGATAAATACACACCTAAAATGATAGCTGATGACCAACTTAATACCTATGAGGTACTGTTTAAACCTGGGTTAAAAGTAATTCTACAAATGGAATTATCTGGTATGCCTATTGACCCAACACAAGTACAAAATGTTAAAGCTACACTAAAAGATATTGTTAAAGCACATAAAGCATATATTGCTAATTCCCCCATAGTAAATGATTGTCATTATCAAATACTACAAGAAAAAGTTACTGCAGATAATCTTAAATTAAAAACAAAGGTTAGAGTAATAGAAGATTTTGCTCAAATTAAGTTTAACCCTCATAGTGATAAACAACTGCAAAGACTAATTTATGATTATTTAGGCTATGAACCAATAGATTTTACTAAAGGAGGTTTTCCATCAACAGGAGTTAAAACACTTGCTAAACTACTTAACTTTACAAAATGTGAAGAACACACATTATTACTTGAAGCATTTATTGGATTATCCCAAGCAGACAAAATATTAACCAGCTTTATACCTGCGTTTGAACAAGCTCAACAGTTACCTGACGGTAGCTGGAGATTATATGGTAATTTTAATTTAGGGGGTACTCAGTCAGGCCGTTTATCTTCGTCTGAACCAAATCTTACTAATATTCCTTCAAATTCAATTTATGCTAAGTTAGTTAAACAAGCATTTATATCCCCATTTGGATATATATTTTGTGGGTCAGATTTTGATTCTCTAGAGGATAAAGTAAATGCTTTGCTTACCCGTGATCCTAATAAAATGGCTGTTTATGAGCATGGTTACGATGGTCATTGCCTGCGTACATTTTATTACTTTCGAGAACAGTTACCAAATGTTAGCTTACCTGAAGATACAGATAGATGTTTTAAGTTAAACATAAACGGGCAAGAATTGTATTGTAAAAGTGGGGATTTTGTTATAGATGCCACTAATAAGAGAATTTCCGTAGAAGAGTATTACGCTGCTTGTTGCAAGGAGGGCTAATAAATAAAATGGATATTATTCTAACAAATGATACTAAAATACAAGAAATATCTAAGATAGACTATTCTGTACATACAATAAATCAGCTTAAAAAGGAGCATGGGGCCTTACGTCAACAAAGTAAGGCCCCAACTTAACTTTTGCCTTAACTTATGGGGGGACATTCGCTACACTTATAAAAAACTGTGGATTTTCTAAAGATACTGCTTTAAAAATTGAAACAAACTACCACTCATTATATAAAGTATCTGATGATTGGGTTAATGCTAAACTGGATCAAGCCAGTATTACTGGGTATGTTACTTGTGCCTTTGGTTTAAGATTGCGTACTCCTATTCTAAAGCAAACTATCTGCAACACAAACTATACCCCATTTATTGCTATGGCTGAACGTAGATCAGCAGGTAACGCGTTAGGTCAAAGCTATTGTATGCTCAATGAAAGAGCTGCTATTGAGTTTCAAAAACGCTGTTTAGCTTCACCTTACCGTTATGATATTCATCCATCTGCACATATCCATGATGCACAATACTATGTAGTTAAAGATGATGTTCATATAGTTAAATGGGTAAATGATAATTTAATTGAGTGTATGCGATGGAGTGACTTACCTGAGTTAAAGCATGACACTGTAAAAATGTCGTCTAAGCTTGAGTTATATTGGCCTAATTGGGCATATTCGCATGCAGTTCCTAACACTGCTGATGAGAGTAGCATTAAAGAAATTGCTAATAAAGCCAAAATTAAACAGCATGATTAAAGAACTCAATCTGTGTATACCAGGACAGCCAATTTCTAAAGCTAGACATAAGCTTGCTCGTAGGGGTAAGTTTATACATATGTATAACCCTCAGCATAAGCAAAATGACGAATTTAAGCAGTGTGTAATACAACAATTACCAAAAAATTTTACTTGCTTTAATGGCTTAGTGAAAATTGAAATTATTTTTCATATTGCAAGACCTAAAAGCCACTATGGCATAGGTAAAAAAAGTGATTGTTTAAAATTAAACATGCCTTTATACCCTATGACAAAACCTGACATCGACAATTATACTAAGTACGTGTACGATTGTTTTAACCAGGTTATTTGGGAAGATGACTCATTAGTTTATGAATCTCGTGAACGTAAAGTCTACTCTAATACACCTAAAACATTAATTCATGTTATAGGAGAGTACACAAATGGCTAGAATAAAGTCAGACACGGGTTTATGCAATAAGAACAACTAAACAATATGGGAGGAATAAGTGAACCAGGTTAAGAAAAAAAAGAGAGGACATCTGCAACCTATTAAATATTATGATTGGCCTGAACAAAATAGAAAAGTAACCCTTAATGAATTAGCAAAAGAATGGAATAGACCACGGAAAACACTTATAAATTGGCTTTACATTTATAGGTATAATATTCAACTAATATTTATTGAACGCCAAAGTAAGCCTAGAGGATATGGGGCTACTACTAAGATATTAGCTAATGGTAAAACATACTGTCAAATGGCTGCTGAAGCAAACTGTAGTGTAGCAGTAATACGAAATCATATTAAATGTAAAGGTATTGACGTTAAATATATACCGCCTAAACGCCAGTGTAAGCCACAAACAGCATTAGCTACCTCGACTGTTAAGATAAAATCAACTTTTAATAACATAAGGCAACCTGATATAAAAGATTGGAAGTGTAAATGCCCTACTTGTGGTAAAATATGGAACTACCGTATGTGGTTTACTGGCTCTATACCGTCTAGTGGCTTTATCCCTAAGATGTGTCTTAATACTTGTGCAGTAGCAGCAACAAAAGTCAATTCGTTAGCTCTAACAGCCGCTAATATCAGATTAAGTGTTCATCGTAATGCAGCAGAATAAGGAGATTATATGAACGCAAAAGAATTTGAAGAATTATCTACACAAAGAGTTGAACATTGCCTTAGCTTACTTAATACAAAAGGTATGGAATATTCTCGTAATGGTGATAGATTGCACAATTTCTACACTGCCGCTGCTATGAGTAATAATTCTGAATTTGAAGCATTATGGGGTATGTGGGTTAAACATCTTGTGTCTGTTAAAGATATGGTTTTAGACTGTGCTAATGGAGTTTTCCCTAATCAACAACTTATTGATGATAAATTATCAGATACAATAAATTACTCTCTGCTATTAGAAGGACTGATTGTAGAAGCAAAAAAACATTCTATTCCCAGTGTACCTCCAGCTATATAATATATGGCTGTACCAGTTATACCCATCTCTCTCTATAATTTCCAAGTACACATTTAGTCTTAATACAATTTATTTAAGTAAATATGCCTTCGGCATTTGGAGTGATCTTTGTTATTGGGTGTGTATCCCAACTGGCAGAGGAAAAGGACTTAAAATCCTTCAAGTGTGGGTTCGAATCCCTCCACGCCTACCAATAACTTATTTGAGGAGTCTAATGAAATACACAAATAAAACAGCAGTACCAATGTCATTAGCTGTATGGCTTGCTGAAGATTCATATGACTATAGCGGTGACAGTAATACTATTAGTGTCACAAGCTTGTTAAAGCCAGCAAGACAGATTGTACTGGCTAATAGAGTTACCATTAATGAACAAGCAACTACAGATATATCAGCAATGATCCCTAGTAGTATGGGTACAGCTCTGCACACTGCTATTAACGCAGCATGGCTTAATAACTATAGAGAAGGATTAGCTTTATTAGGCTATCCGCAAAAAGTTATTGATAGTATTCGTATTAACCCAGCAACAGCTGAACCAGGAACTATACCTATTTATATGGAACAACGAGTTACTAAACGTGTGGGTAATTTTATTGTTTCAGGTAAATATGATTTTATCGCTAATGGCAGATTAGAAGATTTTAAGAGCACAAGTGTTTACACATATTTAAATAAATCCAATAATAAAAAATTTATCTTACAAGGTAGTATGTATCGTTGGTTAAATCCTGAATTAGTCACAGATGACCACATGGCTATTCAGTATATTTTTACTGATTGGAATAAAAGCAAATCGATAAGTGAAGCTAGTAAGGGTTACCCTGCAAATAGAATAGTAGAAGTTGTACTAGCATTGCATTCTGAAGTTTACATAGATAGCTGGGTTAAAAGTAAACTAAATGAGCTTACTAAATTATGGGATGCACCTGAAGAAGCATTACCTTACTGTACTGACGAAGATTTATGGAGATCACAGTCAGTATTTAAATACTATAAAAATCCAGCTAAGACAAAGCGCAGCACAAAAAACTTTGACTGCTATAATGATGTGCTATGCCAGTTGGTACAAGATGGCAGTAATGGTTTGGTTAAAGAAATAAAAGGGCAAGTTAAAGCATGTGTTTATTGCGCAGCATTTAAATTGTGCTCTCAAAAAAATGAGTATCTTGCCAATGGATCACTAATTATATAAGGAATATTTATGAGGCCACTTGACCAATATACATATCATCCAATAGCAGAACAAATTGTTGATATTTTATGTCGCAAAACACAGAATACTAATCCAATGTTCTTTAGAATATTGATAAATTACTATTTAGCAAAAATTACAGCAATGATGCGAGTTAGTATATTAACTCAAGATAGGGGTAAAATTCCTGTAAATTTATATGCAGTTAATCTTGCTAGTTCAGGACAGGGTAAAGGTCACTCTACTAATATTATCGAAGATCAAATTATTAACAATTTTAGATCAGTATTTTTTGAAGAAACTTACCCAATAGTTTCAGAACGAAATCTAGCTCAATTAGCGTCTAAACGCGCAGCTATCACTGGTGATGATGATGACGAAGTGCTCACAGCAGTTACAAAAGAATTTAAAGAGCTAGGCGTTTTAGCTTTCTCATTTGATTCAGGAACTACTGCTGCAGTAAAGCAAATGCGTCATAAGTTACTTATGGCTGGGATTGGCTCAATGAATCTTGAAATTGATGAGATTGGCTCAAATTTATTAAGTAATTCAGATGTATTATCAACGTTTTTAGAGTTGTTTGATGTTGGGAAGATTAAACAGAAGCTTACAAAGAATACTAAGGACAATGTACGATCTGAAGAAATTGAAGGAGGGACACCTACTAATCTATTGCTATTTGGTACACCTAGCAAATTGCTTAATGGTGGTAAAACTGAAGAAGAGTTCTATTCATTTCTTGAAACAGGATATGCTAGACGCTGTTTATTCGGGTATACCAAAATAAGTTGTAAAGAAAACAATTTAACTCCTATTCAAGTGTATAATTTATTAACTGATACAGCTGTAGATAATTATTTGGCCGATCTTTCTATAAAATTAGGACGATTAGCACATGAACTAAATTATAATAAAATTATTACAGTGTCAAAAGATGTTAGCCTACTTTTAATTGAATACAAATTATCATGTGATAAACTTGTTGCGTTACTGGGAGAGCATGAAGAAATTCGTAAAGCTGAACTTGCTCATAGATATTTTAAAGCCCTTAAGATAGCTGGTACATATGCCTTTATTGACGAGCATTCAGAGATTACTGAAGATAATCTATATCATGCCATTAAACTTGTAGAGACATCTGGAGAAGCATTTATAAGCATACTTAATCGAGAACGCAACTATGTTAAATTAGCTAAGTATATTGCTAGCATTAACCGTGAAGTAACTCATGTAGATTTAACAGAAGATTTACCATTTTATAAAGGTTCTGCAGTTCAAAAAGCAGACTTAATGCAGCTAGCTATTGCATGGGGGTATAAAAATCAAATAATTATTAAAAAATCCTTTAGTAGTGGTATTGAATTTCTTACAGGTGAGACGCTTAAACCAGTTGATTTGAACAATTTAGTTTTGGCTTATAGTGCTAATATCTCTGATGGGTACGCTAATATTAGCAATCCAGCACCTAAATGGGAACTTCTACATAAGCTAATCTGGTCTAATAATCTTAACTGGATTACTCATCATACGACAAATGGCCATAGAGCTGAAGAGAACATTATTCCAGGCTTTGACATGATTGTACTTGATGTCGATAGCGGAGTAACACTTAGCCAAGTTAGGCTATTACTGAAAGAGTACACATATCTTATACACACGACTAAACGGCATACAGTAACAAATAATAGGTTTAGAATAATAATGCCCATCAATTATCATTTAGCGTTAGATGCCGCAGATTTTAAAGAGTTTATGAGTAATATTTATGAATGGCTTCCATTTGAAGTAGATACTCAAACAGGTCAACGATCACGTAAGTGGTTAACTTGTTCACTTGGTTCATATGAGTATAACAATACGAGTAAGCTGCTTGATGCACTACCTTTTATTCCTAAAACTGTTAAGAATGACGAACGAAAAAAGGTTAGTGTTAGTATGCAATCTATGACCAATATAGAAAAATGGTTTATACAGAATAGTGATATTGGCAGTAGAAATAATCAGCTAATTAGATATGCTCTTATATTAGTTGATATGGGGCACCCAGTTGATTATGTAAGAGATAGGGTGTGTGACCTAAATAATAAATTAGAGGATAAGCTAACCATTAAAGAACTAGAAGACACTATATTTGTATCTGTTGGCAGAGCAGTATTAAAACGTAATTCTAAACAATAAGGAGTAATATGGCTCAAAATGGAAATGACCACTTAATACTTATATGCGGTGAAAGCTCTACGGGTAAATCTGCGTCACTTAGTTTTTTAGATAACCCAGAAGGAGTAGTTTATCTAAACTGTGAAGCAGGTAAGAAATTGCCATTTCAGTCTAAATTTAAAGAAGTTATTGTTACTGACCCTTATGTTGTAGAGACTGCTTTTACTCAAGCTGAAGAACATTCTGAAATACATACAATTATTATTGATAGTTTAACGTTTCTTATGGATATGTATGAAAGTTTATACGTGATTGGATCAACTAATACAATGAAAGCATGGAGTGATTACGCACAGTTTTTTAAAAATTTAATGCAACAACGTGTCGCACCATCTTCTAAAAATGTAATATTTACTGCTCATACTTTAGCAACGCTAAACGAATTAGAAATGGTTATGGAAAAGAAAATACCAATTAAAGGAGCATTAAAAAATAATGGTGTAGAAGCGTACTTTAGTACTATAGTAAGTGCTAAAAAGTTACCTTTAACTAAGCTTGACCCATATCAAAACAGTTTATTAACAGTTAACCCAGAAGAAGAAATGCTTGGCTATAAGTATGTTTATCAAACACGAGTAACTAAAGAAACTGTGAATGAACGTATTAGATCGTCTATGGGAATGTGGAGTATTAACGAAACATACATAGACAATAACGCACAATTTTTACTTAATAAATTGCATGAGTATTATAACTAACACTAGCTATTATTGTAATAGTTAGTATTTTCATACTTAATAAATAGGAGATTTAACTTATGTCATTACTTAAAAGTTTAGTAACAACTGAAGATATTATTGCAGACTCAGACACTCTTGGTGGATACTCAGTATTAGAGTCAGATGTGTATGACCTAACTATTGAAGTGGCGTTTGTCACATATTCAGCGAATAAAGCGATGGCTTTAAATGTTCATTTCAAGACTGTTGATGGTAAGCAGCTTAGACAACAATTTTGGATGACCTCAGGTGAAGCTAAAGGCTGCAAAAATTATTATGAAAACAAGCAAGGAGACAAACAATATTTACCTGGATTTACTATGGCAAATAGTTTGTGCTTGCTGACTGTAGGAGAAGAAATTAGTAAAATGAATACAGAACCAAAGGTAATAAATTTATACGATTACTCAGTTAAAAAAGAAATCCCAACAAAAGTTGATATGCTTATTGAATTGTTGGGTAAAAGTGTAACTGCGGGTGTTCTAAAGCAAATTGTAAATAAAAATGAACTGGATGCAAATACTGGAACTTATGTAGCATCCAGCGAAACACGCACTGAAAACGAGATTAACAAGTTATTTCGTCAGCAAGATGGCCTTACAATCACAGAGATTAAAGCAGCAGCTACAGAACCTGTTTTTAAGCAAAAATGGGTTGAAAAATGGAAGGGTGTAACCAAAGATAAAAGTTCTGCTGTAGTGGCAAACGCAAAACCTGTTAATAATGCAAAAACTAAAACATCAGCACAAAATCTGTTTGCTTAAGGAGAAAGCTATGCGAATCACATTAACTCATTCTGATATTACACAAGCAGTTATTCAATACATCAATACAACAGGCATTGATACTACAGATAAAAATGTTACTGTTACTTTTAAAGCTGGGCGAAAATATAATGGGTATTCCGCAATAGTAGATATTGTAGCACCAAGTCAGGTAGAAGTAGCTGTATTAGCAAATGCTGCTGTGGGTGAATCCCAAGTTGCACAGGAAACTCCTAATTTATTCGGTAACTAGTTATGTTTCGCACAGTAGGAGATATTCTCCTTACCGTTATTGTGCTGATTTTAATTGCTAGTTTAGTTATATTAAGTCCTTTAATAATTACTATATTACCCACACTAATAATAGTAACTGTTTTATTTTGTATTATTTATATTTGTATTAAAGATAGTCGTAAATAACTAAAAACCCTGTTAATAAATACTATTATTATTAACAGGGTTTCTATTTTAAACATATGGTGATACTATGTTAAATTTTACAAGAGTTTCTAAGAGTTCACTTAGTAAGTCAACTGCTAACTATTTTGTTTGTTATGAAGAGAATGGTATCAATTATGTAGTTGAAAGCTGGGTTAAACTAGAAAATGCAGAATACACAGTTAAAATTCTTAACGAACATGAAGAATCTCAAGATAGGAATCCTTGTTATTTTATAACAGATAAGGAAGGGTATAAAATTCTTACTTAGGAGATACACAATGAATGTAAAACGTAAAGGTAATCTGCTACTTAATGCAGATATTATTTTGCCAGAAACGGTGTATGCTACTTTTAATGAAGGATTAGTTGATTCTGTAAAAGATGATATAGCTGATCGTATTAGATTTGGTGGGGAAATGCTAGATATTTACACGCAATTCAGAAGTAATCTCCACATTACAAATGTAGTTGCAATGCTTAATAAGATGGAAACAGTGTATACAGATTATAATTACAGCGTACTTACAAAAGGGAGATCATTGTGAAAATTATTGAACAATCACATCAATTACTTCCTGAACAAGATGATCTAATACAGCAGATTGGTTCTAGGGCAGCAATTTGTTATCAGTCAGATGGAGATAATACTGAAGCCAACATTAAAAGAGTACAGCATTGCTTAAAAAATGGGCACATGAGCGCATTAGAAATGGGTAGAGTTACTACACTTAATCTTAACCATAAGTATACTTCTCCATATATCACACAAATATCTTATAATAATTGTCGTTATGCCTCTGGCTCAGTTAGGGCATGGTTAGAAGTTGGGTGTGATTTTGATACAATACTAAAAATGCCAAAAGTAGAATTTCCACAATTTAATACTGCTGACTATGCCAGGTTCCGGTATCAAGCAGTAAAGCTGATTACTAATAGAGCAATTTCACATCAGTTAGTGCGTCATAGAGTGTTTAGTGTACTCCAGGAGTCACAAAGATATGTACGCTATGATAAGCCTGGAGGAATTGAATTTATTAAACCATTATGGGCTAACACAGAGGATTCACAGGACTGCTGGAAAACTGGTATGCATGCAAGTGAAATATTGTATGGCGACTTGCTCAATCTTAAAAAACTACAACCACAACAAGCCCGAAGTGTTCTTCCTAATGATACTAAAACAGAATTGATTATGTATGGATCATTGGTTCACTGGAAACATTTATTTTATATGCGATGTCAAGGTGGTGCTGATCCTATGGTGAAAGCACTAATGAACCCCGTATTAGAAGAGTTTAGAATCTTATACCCCGGTATATTTGGTGAACTCAAACCGAGTGTGGCTGGAAAGTAAAGTGAAGTTTTTAAACCATGAGAAATAGAGGATAATTTATGCAAGTACGCAAACATTTAGAATTATTGGGTATGCCCTGCAAAGACAAAATAACTGGAATGACTGGGGTTGTAACAAGTGTCAGGTTTAATTTGTACGCCTGTGCACAAATACTTGTTCACCCTGATTTGGATGAAAAAGGAGAATTTAAGGACTCTTGCTGGTTTGATGTTACACGTGTTGAAGTCACTGATAGTAGTGTACCTGTAATACATCACCCAAACTTTGATTATGGTTGTACTGCTGAAAAAATTTCAACTTGTTGAGAACAACATGAAAAATAAACTATAAGGAGTGACTTATGATTGAAAAAGCAAGTCCTGTATTAATGAGAAAAGCGCTAGAGGTTGTCGAGGAGCTGAAAAGAAACATGATATTATTTGCCCCCATGCCGGTGCTGAATGAGAAGGACAAACATGACCTCTACAAAGAGGTTGAGCGCCGGTTAGACCTTTATGAAGCTGAATGTGAAAAAGCAGCCTAATCATTCATTATCATGAAGACGTTATCAGAGCGTCCCGCCGTCTGCGTTGATGCGTTTGTTGGGCTATTTTACCGAGGAAAGATATTGATTACCCATTTAGTGCATGTCCCTATTTTTGGCAGGTCGGTTTTCTTTGTTGGTGGATGCCCGGCAGAAGACGCTGAAGAAGCAATTTACCGACTCCGCAAGAAAAGAACTCAAGTGTCGCTTACCCATACCGCTGATGGTTGCGTGAGAGATAGTGGTGGTGATGTTTTTGTCTGGGTTAAAGATTTGAAGAGGGCAAGTGTGGTTGCTCATGAGTTGGCCCACGCGGCTTGCACGATTATGGAGGTATGCGGGATACCCCAATGTAGGGAGACAGAAGAAATCATGTGTTACCTGATTGGGTGGCTCAAGATAAACGTGCAAGATAAGATTTATACCAAGTTGGAAAACTCAAAACAAAAGGAGAATCACAATGAGTCAGATGCGAGCAAAAATGAAAGTTGAATCGGTACATGCCTATGAAGGTCGAAAAGTGTTGAACTAGAGGTTAGGTATCTTAAGCTGCGCAGCCTTTTTGCATGATTGCAAGACCTGGTCTCAAATTTTGCCACACCTGAGACTAACCCATACAACAATAAACCAAAAGGAGTAGAAATGTGTGAATTTTTTAGTTGCATTGTGATGAAAAATAAAAAAGTCATATGGGAAGCTGGATTAAATGCCCACCATGAAATTTTAGAAAAGTACAAGATAAATGATAATACCCACGACCAATCGGCATTGAAGTTCGCCAGGGTAGAGATTATCCCACCTTCAGCATTAGATGGTGCATTCGAGAAAGATTTAAAAAAATGGAATTTTAGTGTTGATGAAAAAACAGTACCAGAATGGTTTTCTCCGGCTCATAAAGTTGCAGCTTTTTCAGCGTTGAAGGAATGTCTCTCCGAATGCCTGATTGATGGGGTTGAACTTGACGAGGTTTCTGGTAAAAAAGGTCTGTTCGTCAGAAATTCCACTATCAAAAAATTGATTAACTCCACTGTGCAAGAGATGTGGAACAACTCTATTGTACAGGAAATGCGGAGTAACTCTATTGTGCAAAAAATGAGAGACAACTCTATTGTACGGAAGATGTTAGATACCTCTATTGTGCAAGATATGCTGGGCGATTCTACAGTACACAAGATGTTAGACAATTCCACAGTACATCAGATGCGGGGTTACTCCACAGTACACGAAATGTGGAATTACTCCACAGTACGGAAAATGTGGGATTACTCCACAGTACGGAAAATGTGGGGCGATTCTACCGTGCAAGAGATGAGAGACAACTCTATTGTACAAGAGATGAGAGACAACTCTATTGTACAAGAACTGTTAGATGCGTCTACTGTGCAAAAGATGTGGGACATATCTACAGTACAGGAAATGTTGGATAATTCCACTGTTTGTGTTTATTCGAAGGGAGTTACCTACAAAATTGTGTCACCAATGGCAGTCGCTGTGTGTAGATTTTCGAAGACAGTTGTCTGTGAAACGCTATTCAAACGTGATGCCTGATTTTATCAGGCTGCGACAAAAATAATAAAATTAAGGAGATTACTGTATATGCGTAAATTTACTGTTACATGGAGTACAACTATTATAACAGGAACTGCTAAAGAAGCATTTAGTATTGCGCTAGATAAGTTACGCGAGGAACCAGTAGAGCTAGATATTCATTACGCTGGGAAGATTTATTCTATTATGGAAGGAGACGATAATGACACAGATAACTTTGAATGATGAGTTAAAAGCGTGTGTACTAGGAGCTGCTAGAACAGTATTCGCAGAAAAAGTAAGGAAAAAAGAAAAATATACGCAAGAAGAGTTTAAAAATGCTCTTAGAAACCAGTGTAAACATATTAGTATCACAGAAGAAGAATTAGATCAGATTATACACCTGTCTTTTGAACATTTATATTCATAATATTAGATATTGGAGGTTATAATGAGTAGAATAGTTGCTATCAGCACTATGATAACGCTATTTCTTATAAATCCACAAATTCTTCATAACATAAAACCATCAAAAATGCCTGTACAGCCTCAAATTGTTAAACAGGTTGTACCACTCGTGCCACTTGCTAAAGTCCTCGTAGAAGTCACTATGTATACAAATAGAGGCATAACATCATCAGGTACTAAAGCTCGTAAAGGTGTGCTCGCAATTTCACATGATTTAAAAGAAAGATTTAAAGGAAAAACAGTTTATTTGGAAGGATATGGAGTGTTTAAAGTTGAAGACACCATGCACTCTAGGTGGAAGCATAGAGTGGATATTTGGACATCATCTAATAGTAAGGCTAAAGAACATGGTATTAAGAAAGCTATACTAACAAAAGTAAACGAACCATTTAAGGAGAAGGCATACATTGAGTAAAGCTAATAGAAAAACAATAACATTACTTTGTGTAGTAGCAGGATGCTTTAGCCAGATTAAAGATAGATGCAAAGCAAAGTCTCCTGTTTATAAAATAGCACAAACTGCTTATAATTATACAGTATGCACATTAGAAGCGTGGCCTTTAGATGTGGCAGATACAAATCCTAAAATATACAAGAAGAGTATTGAAATTGTAGGATTATGGGAAGAATTTATTCAACAGAGCCAATGGTATAAAGAAACAGGTAAGCTGTCTTTACTGTGCTTTTTAGCGATAGCAGATGCTATTGCTAATGATTTATTTGATACATATATAAAGTATAACTCTACCCGGCGTAGAAAGTTTAACCCAATATTTAAATTTATAGGAAAAATGCAAAATATACTAGATTTACCTGGTATTAAATTTGAAGAGTATCAAAAAGCGAGCAACTCAGTAGTTATACTGAATAATTTGATAAAAGCAGCTGGATGGTAAAAAAGTAACTTATGTAGCACATACGGAAAATTGTAATTTTGATCGGCAATATCTGCTGATCTTAAACATAGGAGGAAATACTAAGATGGAAGAATTGATTGAAATCAACGGTGAAGTAGTTCGATGCCGTAAATATTCGGTGCAGAGGAGCGTCAACGCCTTCTGCCTGGCGAACCTGATGCCCGCCGAGGAGGACGCGGAATGACTGATATTACCAAATGTGGAACAACATCGTGTCCGTTAGCTGACAAGTGCTACCGCAAGATAGCACCAGACGACATATACGCGCAGGGCTACGCCTATTTCGTCTATTCGGACAAGGACGGAAAGATTGAGTGTAGCCATTTCTATGAGAGGGGCAAATGAGAATCTCAATTCCCGGTGAACCAATAGCCCAGCAGCGTCCACGATTTGCCAGACGGGGAAAGTTTGTCCATACCTATAACCCGCAGGAGACAGAGGCCGGACGTTGGCTATTGACAGCCAGACAGCAGATCAAAAGAAAGATGGAAGGGGCGCTAAAGGTAGAGATTGAGGCGGTATTCTCACGGCCTAAATCGCACTACGGGACAGGAGCTAACGCTACCGTGTTGAGATCAGCGGCAGCTAGGCATTGTACACACAAAAAGGATGTCGATAACATCGCTAAATTCGCGCTTGATTGCCTAAACGGTGAGGCGTGGGCCGATGATAAGCAGGTGGTGAGCCTCGCCGTAACGAAACGCTGGGCGGTGTGGGGTGAGGATGCCGCGACAGAGATTGAGGTGTCGGAAATATGAAGAGAGGAAACTTCAAACAAAAGCGCCCCTGCCAGTATGAGGCTTACAGGGGCAATGATGATCAATGGGGCGTGTACCCAATACCAATCAAGAGAGGAGATAGCAAGTCATGGGAGAATTAATTGAGATCAACGGGGTAGAATATGTGCGTAAACCAACGACCAAAGATAAAGAATATGTAATTGTTAGGACATATTCTGCAGGTGTTTTTGCGGGATACCTTAAAACACGAAATGGTCAGGAAGTCGAGTTACTGGGAGCAAGGAGGATTTGGTACTGGGCAGGAGCAGCAAGTTTATCACAGTTGGCTATTGATGGAACCAATGATGCTAAAAACTGCAAATTCCCAGGGCCGGTGGCATCAATAATTTTAACCCAAGCAATAGAGATTATCCCCGCGACAGCAAAGGCCACTAAGTCAATCAAGGCGGTGCCGGAATGGAAGATATAACAGAAAAAAATAGTTCTGGTTCCAGTTCCAGTTCCAGTTCCAGTTCCAGTTCTGGTTCTGGTTCTGGTTCTGGTTCTGGTTCTGGTTCTGGTTCTGGTTCTGGTGACGGTTCTGGTTTTGGTTTCGGTTTTGGTTCCAGTTGCGGCTCTGGAACCGGTTATGGTGACGGTTCTGGTTCTGGAACCGGTTCTGGAACTGGTGATGGTGACGGTAACGGAAGCACAAGAAGTCAAAACACAGCATGAGAAGGAATTGATTCAGCTCGGGGCGATGTGCATCAAAGCCTCCTACTCCCTTTGCAGTGAAACACTCAGGCAGCAGGCGGTAGTGGCGGAGATGGCGGATATTGACCAGT